CGTCAAAGATTCTTAAACACTGTGAACCCTTACTTAGAGGCAGTTCAACAAAGACAAGGTTTATACGCTTTCAGAGTAGTAATGGACGAATCTAACAATACACCTGATGTAATTGATAGAAACATATTAGCAGGACAAATTTTCTTACAACCGGCTAAGACAGCTGAATTCATCGTAATTGATTTCAACATCTTACCAACTGGAGCAAGTTTTACAGCATAATACGAAAATAAAGGAATTAGATATTTATTAATATAATAAAAAGGAATAAAAATGGCAGAAATATTAGAGTTTGATAAGATGTTCTATACGAACTTCGAACCTAAGATGAAAAATAGATTTGTAATGCAAATCGATGGTATTGATTCATACTTAGTTAAAGCAGCACAAAGACCAACAATTACTTTTGAGCCTGTTGTGTTAGACCACATCAACGTTAAGAGAAAATTAAAAGGTAAAGGTGAGTGGCAAGATATCACAATTACTCTTTATGACCCAATTGTTCCTTCTGGAGCACAAAAGGTAATGGAGTGGGTGAGATTATCACATGAATCAATTACTGGTAGAGATGGATACGCTGATTTTTACAAAAAAGACTTGGATTTCTATATGTTAGGACCAGTTGGTGATAAAATTGAACAATGGAAAATCAAAGGAGCATTTATCCTAAGTGCAAACTTTGGAGATGTAGCATTTGATTCAAACGAACCAGCAACAATTGAATTAACATTAGCAATGGATTACGCAATCTTAGAATTCTAAAAACATATTCCTTACGGATGCTACCGAAGGACAACCCTCATCAGAAATGGTGGGGGTTTTTTTATTTCTAATTTTTTAATTTCTATGTATTTATATATACAAACTTAAAAACATTTAAAAGTTATGGCAGAAGTGAATATTGCGGCAGCTCCGGTTGCACAAAAAAGAGAATTTGATTTCCCAACGGAAACAATTGAATTACCTTCTCAAGGATTAGTTTATCCTGAAGGACACCCATTAAGAAAGGGTACTATTGAAATTAAACATATGACAGCTAGAGAAGAAGATATCTTAGCATCACAAAATCTTATCAAAAAAGGTTTAGTGTTGGATAGATTATTTGAATCAGTTGTTGTTGAGCCGGGATTAAACCCAAATGATATTGTAATTGGTGATAAAAACGCTATTTTATTAGCAACTCGTATTTTAGGATATGGGGCTGATTATGAAGTAGAAATTACTGACCCATTTACTTTTGAAAAACAAAAAGTCAATATTGATTTATCTAAGATACAAACCAAAGATATTGATGAAGATGCTTTAAATTCAAAAAATAGATATCAATTTAAATTACCTTCAAATGGTAAAGTTATTGAATTTAAGTTATTAACTCATGGTGACGAGCAAAATATTACTAGAGATACTCAAGCTATGGAAAAGATAGCAAAAGGAGCAGCTGGTTCAACTGATGTTACAACTCGTATGAAATATATGATTACTTCGGTAGATGGTAATACTGATACTGGGTTTATTAATAAATGGATTATGAATTCTTTCTTAGCAAAGGATACAAAAGCATTTAGAGCGCATGTAAAGGAACTTTCTCCTGATTTGGATTTGAAATTTAATTTTGTATCGGAATTGACAGGCGAAACGGAGGCGCTAGATATCCCATTTGGGATAGGCTTTTTTTACCCTACCACCTGATTATAAAATCACATTACACTCTCAAATTTGGGAGATGGTTCAATTTAGTAATGGATTTACTTGGTCAGATGTTTACCACATGCCGATTTATCTTAGGAGATTTTATTTTAATAAACTAATAGAATTGAAGAAAAGAGAAGCAGATGAGGTTAAGAGAGCTAATTCAAAAGCAAAAAGTTCTAAAGTGAGGATACGATAATCCTCACTTTTTTATTATCCAATATTTATACAATATAAAGGAAACACTATGTCAAACGAAACACAACCAATAAAGGAAGGATTATTCGGAGCAGCTAAACAATTTAGTGATGCTTTTTTCGATGGTTTAAAAAATAATGCAGTAGATAGAGTATTATCAAAAGCTAGAGCAGCTAGAATGAGCCAAGAAGCTATTGAAAAAATGGAAAAAATAAAAAAAGAAAAAGAAGAATTGGATAAAATACTTTCGCAAATTCCAAAAGCAAAAATATAAAAATAAGTGGCAGAAGACTTAAATAGAGAACGATTAGCCATATTAGGCGAATTAGGAAGACTTACTCAGCAGATAAATGCATATAATGCTCAAGGGATACAGAATGCGCAAAGGGAAAATGAATTAAATCGTGAAAGACTTAGAATAGGTAGAGAACTTCAAAGAGTAAATTTAGAACTACAAAAAGCACAAAGACAATCATACGTTGACTCTATAAACAGTATGAAATCATTGAGTTCTATGTATGAACCTTTGAAAAAAGCTGATAAACAGAGAATTGATTTAATGCTAAAAGCTGGAAATTTATCAGACACTGCTGTTGCAAGGGGTAATAATTTAGCTGATATAAATCAAAAAATATCCCAACTTACGGCTGACCAAACTTTAGAAAGACAAATTTTACAAGAACAATTTGATTCCGAAATAGTCAGATTTGGTAGAATGGCTGGTATATCGCAAGAAATAGTTGATAATCTTAAAAATCAAAATGAATTAGCAAGAGATTATTCTTCAATGACAGAAGGTCAAAAGGAACAATTGGAAGCTCAATTGGAGACATATAATACTATAAAGAAAACAATAGGTGGTATATTGGATACTGCTGCTATATTAACAAGCGGACCTGGTGGTTTGCTTGGTATGAGTCTTATTGGCGCTGGTAAGTTCCTTGGTAAGATGGGTGAGGTTAGAGGTCAGTTGGGTGGTATTGCTGAATTTGGAACAACGGCACTTGCTTTCTTTGATGATAACGCTGTAGCAAATGCAAAAGAATTAGCATCACAATTTGGCGGAATAAATAATGTATCGGGGCAATTACAAGCATCAACATCGCTTATATCAGTTAATATGGGTATTAGTGGAATTGAAGCAGCTGGATTAATTGGTTCGTTTGCAAGGTTGAATGGTAATAGCCAAGAAACAGCATTAAACTTAACAAAAGCATCTCAAGAGTTTGCAGCTCAAAATGGTTTAATACCTGGCGCTCTTATGGAAGATTTAGCAGCAAATACTGAAGCATTTGCACTATTTGGTAAAGAAGGTGGTAAAAATATGATTCAAGCCGCTGGAGCAGCTGCTAAGATGGGAGTTAGTTTAAAAACTATGACTGGATTGGCTGATAATCTTTTAGATTTTGAAAACTCAATTAACGCTGAAATGGAGTTGGGTGCAATGCTTGGTAAAAATATTAATTTAGATAAAGCAAGAGCATTGGCATATCAAGGTGATATAGCTGGGGCAACTCAAGAAACACTAAGTGCATTAGGTGGAGTTGATGCATTCAATAAAATGGATTATTTCCAAAAGAAAAAAACGGCAGAATTAATGGGAACATCGGTAGAAGAATTGCAAAAGATGGTAACAAATCAGGAGCAAGCAGCTACGATGGGTGGTAAGATAAACGCAACATTTAGTTTAGTTGGAGAAACTATTAATGCTGGATTAAACAAATACTTAGGTACATCACTAGAAGCTTTAGGTGGAATGGTGATGGCTGGTGCACAATTGGGTGGTTCTTTTGCACAAATGGGATTTGATGTAAAAGGAATGGCATCTAAAATACCAATCATAGGAAAATTATTTGGTGGTGGTGGTGCACCGGGTACTGTACCTGGTCCAGTCCCAACACCTGGTACTGGCGGCGGTCCAATCCCACCGGTTCCTGAAGGAGGTGGTGGATTAGCAAGTTTAGCAGCAGGATTAAAAGAAATGGGTAGTGCGAAAGTTTTGTTTGGAGCACTAAACCTCATACCTACTGCGGCTGGATTAGCTCTTATGGTTATTGGTATCCCATCTATGATGGCACTTGGTGCTTTTGGAGCTAATGCTGGTATTGGATTAGAATTTATAGGAGTTGGATTACAAGCTATGGGAAATCCACAAGCCTTATTAGGAGCACTAACATTATCAGTAGCAGCTGTTGGGTTTACATTAATGACAGCTGGTGCAATTGGATTAGCTGCAATTGCAATTGGTGGTGTTGCGGCTGGAGCTGGATTAACGGCATTATCAGTTGGATTAGTTTCATTAGGAACAGCAGCAGCAACTGGTGTTCCATTCTTAGGTCTTGCATTACTTGCTGGATTTGGGGTAGCATTGATACCTTTAACATATGCATTAAGTTTATTAGCACCATTAGTTGAATCAATTGGTAACGTTATAGTTGGAACAATTACAGCAATAGCAAATGGTATATCAATGGTTGTTAGTAGTATAGGACAGTTTGTTACTCAAGTACTTCCATTATTTAACTTAGAAAATGCAGCTGGGTTGTTAGCAATGGCTGGTGGATTTGCCGCATTATCTCTTTCTTTAATGGGATTCGCAATGGCATCTATTATGGCTATTCCTGGTATGATTGCAGTTGGTGCTTTTGTAGCATTGGGTGGTGGTGATTTATTAGGTGGTGGTGGTGAAGCTGGTGGTAGTGATGGTATGGATGAATTAATTGCTGAAATAAAAGGATTGAGAGCTGACTTATCTTCTGGTAAAATTGGTGTTAATATGGATGGACAAAAAGTTACTTCTAAAATAACATCAGTTGTAGATAAAGGTAGTAGAAACTCATACGCTAAATAACAAAAATGGGTAAAACATTAGAAGAATTATTTAAGACCAAAGTGTTGGATAACGGTAAGACGGCTCAGCAAAACTATGACATTCGTAATAGTAAAGAACCGCCAATAACTCCGTATAACCCATTATTAGATTTGCCATTTAAAGGAGCAAATGCAATACGAAAAACAGCTTCTGTTAGAACAAAAGAAACTAAACTTGAGGAAGAAACTACTGGACTTAGAGTAATAAGTAAATTAAGTGGTCCTGTAATATATGGTGTAGATGTGTTCAGATTGAATAATCAAAAAACCGATATGGTTGAGATTATGAAAGGAGCAACTGGTGGACAAGGTGGTAGTAATGGTATAATAGGAAACGCTACTAATAAAATAAAGCAAGTTGGTGAAAACATAGCAAGTAAACTTGGTATAGAATTTCCTCAAAATTTAATTCCAACTAAAATCGTTCTTAATCAATCATTTAAAGATGGTAAAGAAAACGATACAATGATTACATTATCTGCTATTAAAAATGGTAGAGAGGGTAATCTTATTGGTAAGACATTAGGTAAAATATTAGCATCAAGTGTTAAAGGACCTGTTGCAGATATACCAAATAAATTAGTGGGAGCTGGTATTGATTTTTTCAAAGGCGAAGTTAAAAAAGCATTGTATGGTTCTCCAAAAGTGGCCGCACAAAACTTAGCAAAAAAAGGAAAAGAAGAAATACAATATAATAGTACTGATAAATATTCCGAAACAATAGCTCCAAACGATGAAGATTATTTTAAAAGAAATGACCTTTCATCTATTTTAGTAGCTAAAGAAACAAAAGAAGCTGGTGGTGGCTCTGAAGTACAAAATAAGGTTAATAAATTAGTTCCAAAATCAAAAGGAATTGGAGATGGTATAATACCATTAAATTTAATAAATAACCCAGCAGCAAAAGTAACTGATTTTATATCTGATAACAAAAGTAAATTAGATTCTAAATTATCTGGAGCTAGAAAATTAGGTCAAAAAAGTATTGCCGGTGGGTTAAATATAGGTGATATAATACCTGGTACAAAAGAAAAGGTTACACAAACATCTACAGTTGACCCTCAAGCAGATTCCCCAGCTTTAAGAAATGATTTATCTTCAAAGTTAGAAGCTTTATTGGCTGGTGGTG